GGGGTAACACGAACTTTTATTTCAACGAATCTATCATTGTATTTCTTATTAGCTCTTTTACGAGCCTCGGTAAGGCCTTTATAGGAACCAGCTTTTTCTTCACTCATAGCAGTCCTCCGGAAGTGTATTGACATAGACATGCCTGTAAAAAGTATAGCACAGGTTGGTACATAAGACTATGTAAAAATTATATTTTTGAAAGGATGACAATCTATGAAAAATCAGAGAAATAGAAGCATGAAGGTACATGCACAGAGCGGATATAACTACAAGGCGACACCTACCATCATCTTAAAGGGACAGTGGCTCCAGGAGATGGGATTTGAGATTGGTGATTACATCAGCGTCAGCTGTGAGGATGGAAAGCTGATTATTACACCGGATGCGGAAAAGGCTGCAATCGCAAAGGCAGAAGCAGAATTTATGGAGAAGGAAATGAAGAAGCTTCAGAAGAAATTCCAGAAGGAAAGGGAAATGCTCCATGCTCAGTTCGTAGCAGAGCAGGCTCCACAGTACGCTGCAGAAAGAGAGGTACAGTAGTTATGGGTAAGGTTATTGTTATTGGATCACAGAAGGGTGGCGTGGGTAAAACCACGACCACTCTGAACCTGGCACATTCCCTTCATAGTATGGGAAAGAAGGTGCTGACGATTGATTTTGACAGTCAGGCGAATCTTACGACCTGTTATGGCTTAGAGGATACAAATGAGTTGGAGCATACAATTGGTCATCTGATGATGGCTCAGATTGAAGAGGATGCTCCGGAATGCCTGGAAGCTTTTATTCAGAGTAAAGATGGTGTGGATTTCATTCCTTCATCAATCTATCTGTCAGTGGTGGATGCGAAGCTCAGAACGGAAATGGGAGCGGAAAGAATGCTGGCAGAGGTTTTGGAACCCATTAAGGACAGATATGACTATGTGCTTATCGATACTTGTCCTTCGCTGGGAATGCTTACTATCAACGCACTGGCGGCGGCTGATGAAGTCATTATCACGGTGAATCCTCAGCTTCTGGCGATGATGGGATTGCAGGACTTCCTTAGGACGGTAAGCAAGATTAAGAAGCGCATCAATCCTACACTTACTGTTGCAGGTATCCTGCTTACCATGTGTGAGAGCAGAACCACACTTTGTAAGGTGCTGACAGAAGAAGTGACCGGAAGCTTTCAGGGACAGATAAAAATCTTTGAAAATAGGATACCAGCTACGGTAAAGGTGGGAGAGAGCATTTATTATTCCATGCCGATTGCGCTATACAGTAAAAATGCATCTGCAGGAATCGCATATAGAAAATTTGCAAAGGAGCTGATTGCTTATGAAGGCTAATAATAAAAGAAAAGTATTTGGTGACGCAGTGGATTTATTGATGGATGAAATCGAGGAAAGAGAAGTTTCAAAAGGGATTCAGCTGATTCAGATTAAGAACATTCAACCATTCCATGACCATCCGTTTCATTTGTATGAGGGAGAACGTCTGGAGGATATGATAGCAAGTGTAAAGGAACATGGCATTCTAAATCCGGTAATCGTACAGAAGATTGATGGCGGATATGAAATGCTTTCCGGGCACAATAGAATGAATGCAGCAAAATCTGCAATGGCTTGTAGAACAGAGTGGAGTTCCCTTTGATTTCGATATGGTGGTTCTGGATGAGCTTTCATCCTTTAAAAACTGGAACAGTAAACGATTTAAGGCTTTCATGAAGGTAAGACCAAAGGTGAAAAGAGTCATCGGTTTGACCGGTACACCATCTTCCAATGGTTTGATGGATCTTTTTGCTGAATTTAAGTGTCTGGATATGGGAGAGAGGCTTGGAAGATTTATCAGTCAGTATAGGGTGAATTATTTTGTGCCGGATCAGATGAATGGTCAGATTGTTTATTCCTACAAATTGAGAAAAGGTGCAGAGGAACAAATTTATGACAAGATATCGGATATTACGGTTTCCATGAAGGCCTTGGATCATTTGAAGATGCCGGAGCTTATCAGTAATGAATATCCGGTTTATATGAGTGAGGCTGAGGAAGAACTGTATTCGAATATGGCAGAGGATTTGTTCTTGCCTTTGAAGGGCGGAGAAGTGACAGCGGCAAATGCGGCGGCACTATCCGGTAAGCTGATGCAGATGGCAAATGGTGCAGTGTATTCCGATGATGGAGATGAGATTCAGATACATGATCAGAAGCTGGATGCTTTGGAGGATTTGATTGAGGCTGCGAATGGGAAACCGGTAATGGTTGCGTATTGGTTCAAACATGATTTGACCAGAATTATGAGAAGACTCTCTGAGAGAAAAATTCCTTTTGAGAAGCTTGATTCAGAAGAGAGTATCCGCAAATGGAATCGAGGAGAACTTCCTGTAGCACTTATTCATCCTGCATCTGCAGGTCATGGGCTTAATCTTCAGGCAGGTGGAAATATGCTGATTTGGTTCGGGCTTACCTGGAGTCTTGAGCTTTATCAGCAGACGGTAGCGAGATTATGGAGACAGGGACAGTCAGCTGAGACAGTAGTGGTTCAGCATATTATCACTGCAGGTACGATTGATGAAGATGTTATGAAGGCTTTGGAGTCAAAGAACCGTACACAGTCAGCTTTGATCAATGCGGTAAAGGCTGGGATCAAGCGTTCAGCAAGTAGAAGAAAATCAGAGTAAAAAACGGCAATCAGAGTCAATCCGAGGGAGAATATTTTTCGGAGGTGCTTATGACAGCAAAAGATTATTTGAGTCAGGCGTACAAGATTGATAACGATATCAACAGCAAGCTGGAGCAGGTAGCTTCTCTTCGTGACTTGGCAACCAAAGCAAGAAGTACCATGTCAGATATGCCCGGAAGTCCAAACAGAAATATCCATAAGATGGAGGATGCCATTGTGAAGATCATTGCTCTGGAGGATGAAATTAATTCCGATATTCATGAACTGATTTCTCTGAAGGCTGATATCACACATATGATAAAGCGGGTAGCAAACAGAGCAGAGAGAACAATTCTTGAGAAGAGATATTTGTGTTTTGATACATGGGAGCAGATATCCGTGGATATGGGTTACAGTATCCAGCATACCTTTAGGCTTCATGACAAGGCTTTGAAGGAAATTGATGGATTCCTGAAAGTGGAGAGTTGATGTGATAGAATGAGAGTCTGTAAATATGATATTGTTATAATGCGGAAAGCAGAATATAGAAGAGCCTTGAGGAAGAAATTCTTCAGGGCTCTGGCTATGCATGGAGGTGTAGCAGTGCCAAGCAAACCAAAGAAACCGTGTGCTTATCCGGGCTGTCCTGCATTAGTAACCGGACGGTACTGTGAGGAGCATGCAAGGAAAGTAAACAGTGACTATGAGAAATTCAGTAGAGATAAGCAAACCAAACGTCGTTATGGTCGTGCATGGAAGAGAATACGTGATAAGTATGCTTCGGAGCATCCGTTCTGTGAGCTGTGTTTTGAACGTGGACTTGCAGTTCCGGTGGAAGAGATTCATCACAAGAAGCCGTTGAGTGAAGGTGGCACACATGATCGGAGTAATCTGATTGCGTTGTGTAAGTCGTGTCATTCACAGATTCATGCGAAACGTGGGGATCGATGGGGCTAAGGTAGGGGGTATCGAAATCTCTACAGGCCTGTCTTCTATAGAACGGCGGGTGGGTGTTGCGTGTGCAGTCGCGAAATGGAATATGGGGGGTAGCTCACTGAAAATCCATTGACAAATCGTGAAATGATTATTATAATTTAAATGAAATTCGGCAAAATAATAAAATGCCGAAAAATATTTAAATAATTATCACGAATTTGGATATACTGGAATTGAGGTGAGAAAGATGACAAAGACTGCACAGATTTCCAATGACCAAATGATTTTTTCAGTTCAAGAGCTGAAAGATAAAGGGTTTTCCTATTATAAAATCAATCAGATGGTTGACCAGGGGATCCTGATAAAACTGAATAAAAAGTATTATGAAAATGCAAATTTTGATGGTGAGGGATCGGATTTCTACTATGCCTATGCATTTGTACCAGACGGAGTAGTTTGTCTGCTGAGTGCAGCTGTGTATTATAATCTGTCTACTTATCGCCCGGATGCCATTGATGTAGCAATTCCGAGAAAAGCAAAGGTATCAACTCTACCGGATTGGCCGGAACTGAATGTATGCTATTTTACAGATGACCGATTTGATGTTGGTATCGAGACCGTAGAGGATGGAAATAACAGATTTCGTATATATGATATTGAGAAAACTGTTGTTGATATCGTTTTCTACAGGGAAAAAATCGGAATTGAAGAAACGAAAGAAGTTCTTACAACCTATCTGCATCGGAGTGACCGTAATCTGAATAGGCTAATCAGATATGCCGAGATGCTCAAATGTGGGGATGTAATGAAAATGTATCTGGAGGTGCTGGTATGACAAACGCTATATCCGTAAAGGACAGATTAAAGAAACAGGCGATAGAAGATGGAAAGACTATGCAGGATAAGCTGGTCACATATGGTTTGGAGAGAACAATATATAGATTATCTGTTTCAAATTATGTGGAGAGATTTACACTAAAGGGCGGTATTTTTTTGTATGCATTATTTAATGGAGAGTATGCTCGTGCAACAATGGATATTGATCTTTTGGCACAGCGTATTCCAAATGATGCTGAAGAAATGAAGAAAGTATTTAATGATATTTTTTCTATAGAGTGCGATGATGCGTTGAGATTTGATTTGAATACGCTTGAGGTTATCAATATAACTGAATTCAAGGAGTATCACGGAGTAAATGTATCTATTATGGGATATCTGGATAGAACCAAGGTCCCGGTATCAATAGATATTGGTTTTGGTGATGTGGTGTATCCAGAAAGAGTGAAAATGGAGTTCCCGGTTCTGCTGGATATGGAGGTTCCGCAAGTATATGCCTATTCTATTTACTCCGTCATAGCAGAAAAGTTTGAGGCTTTTGTTTCTCTGGGCCTTGCAAATGGTAGATATAAGGATTTCTATGATATCTATGTTTTGGCTGACAGATATTATCTTGATGGTGTGGAATTAAAGAATGCGATTGTAGAGACCTTTACCCATCGAGGGACCGGTTTTGATGATATTGCAGCTTTTGATGATGATTTTACCAAGGATGAGACAAGGCAGAGAAGATGGAGAGCCTTTATCAAAAAGAAGAAAGCACTGGTGAAAGTAGAATTTGAAGAAACTATGCAACTACTAAAAGAATTATTGCTGCCCATCGTGGATTCAATTCATAACGATAATTCCTTTGAGCATACATGGAGTAAAGAAACAAAAAGCTGGATGTAATTACATAAAATTAGTAATAGGGATCGTGCAGAAATGTATGGTCCTTTTATTATGCAAAAAAAGAGGAAGGAGGGGATTCCAATGGCAGGAAGAAAGCCAAAGCCCACAGCAGTTAAGAAACTGGAAGGCAATCCGGGTAAAAGAAAACTGAATAGCAAAGAACCGGTTCCGGCAAAGGGAATCATAGACAACAAAGAAGCTGGCAAGATTGGTATTCATACCTTTACCAATGCCAGCTCTTTTACTGTAGGCGAGAGCGATGTGAAAATTATTTCCATCGAGTTTGCACCGAATGAAGCAGTTATGGCGCAGTTCTTTGGGTCTGTGATTGTGGGAGTGAATGCAGACCAGGTGGAAAGGTCTGTGGTTGCAAAAGGGGATGTGATGATTCCTTCGGTGGAAGTGGAAGAAGTTTTGGCAGAGGGTACTGCAGGTAATGAGGAAACTACGGATAGCGGAACAACTGATAGCGATGCTGCGGGGACTGATGTTGTGGATGAAACCGGTGGAGGTTCGGATAGTGCTGTTGCAACAGAAGAACCTGTTGTGATTGGCAATACAAAAGAACAGACATTATCTGTGGAGCTGCCTGTGGTCTGGAAGGAAGACGGGCAGGTGGTGGTTCATTTTACCTTTGAGTTCAATGATAACATCATTGAGATCCATCAGCCGGAAGAAACCTGGCATTCCGGAAAGCATTCCATCATGCTGTATTATCCGATTGAGAATCTGGTGGCGAATTACAGAAATATTTTCAATGTGTATGCAAGGGCAACAGGTGGAACGGTTACGGTGGGTACCGGAGATTGTCTTGCCGCGATTATGGGTCAGTCAATGGGTGCCGGGGAAGCCTGGGATGGTGAGATCAGGATTGAGGAGACAATTAAGAAGGTGAAACTCGGCGGTGTGCTTCAGATGACCGCTGTTGATGAGAATATCACCTGGAAGATTGATGAGCTTGTAAAGAGAACTTACAGTGATGTGGTTCCTGGAAGATTTGGAATCGGCGCATTTGCGATGCCGGTGGAAAGGTAGGTAAGGATGAAGCTGAAAGGAAATATGGTCATCGAGATGATCGATGATGCCACCGGGGAAGTGGTGGAAAGAGTACAGGAAGAAAATATGGTGACGAATGTGGTAAATCATATCCTGGGATTGAATCCTATGGGTATTTTTTATTCTGTGGCCGGGGAGTATGATACGCATCTGCTCTGGAATGATAACCTGATTCCCATCTGCCCTAACATGATTGGGGGCATACTGCTTTATTCGGAAGCTTTGACAGAGGATGCGGACAATATTTATCCATCCACTGCAAAGCTCCCGGTGGCCTATGCATCCAATGATGTCAATGCTACTGCGGATGTGGCAAGGGGAAGTATGAATCTTACGGAGAGTAAGCCACTTGAAAATGTGTATCGTTTTGTCTGGGAGTTTACACCCAGCCAGGGGAATGGAACCATTGCTGCGGTGGCACTGACTTCCAAGCAGGGCGGTGTGGCTGCTTATGGCAGTATGGAGAATTCCAAGGCTGCCTTTTATCAGATCATGGAAACAAGACTGGAGACGCAGACTGTGGAAGAGCTTGCAGAGCTGTTCAGTGCGGTGGAGGTGGATTTTGAGAACAATATCCTAATCAGTATGCGATTCCAGGACAGCTCTGTGATTATCCATAAGAGAAGGCTTCCGGTGTTTACACTGGGACGAATGACAGACTGAATGATACCACGAATGACCTGCTGGAAGAGAAGGTGATTCCCTGCAGTACTTTTAAGTTTATTGGAAGCTATACACCTTATGGAGATTTTCTGGATGGGCATGACGGATACTGGTATGGGTTTGCCAATCAGGCAAATTCTTCCGGAGATGCCAAGATGTACTGGGTGAAGATTAAGAAGGATGATTACACCATGACAGAAGGTGTATGGACCTTATCCAACTGTTATTTGAAGGCAATCGGGTATTTCAAGGTCGATACTTATGCACAGCGTGGTGTGAGAGGTGTCATCCGGAATGGCTATCTGTATCTGACTGCTTATGATGATGCAGGAATCTATAAAATCAATCTCAACAATTCCACGGATGTGACATTGATTCCGTTCGGGTTTACTTCTGCCGGAAAGTCCCAGACCGGTTCCGGTACCTGTGCCAATTATCTGTTTATGGTGAATGACCTGATTATCGGGTGGGATTATCAGGTTAAGCCGGATGATACTGTGGTGCAGACTGTGGGAAGTACAAGGCTTCTGAATCTGGGTACGCCGCTTTTTCAGTACAAGGAATTCTGCTTCGGATGGGGCGGTAACTATGGTTCGGATTACAGAATACATTACTGCCAGGGATGGTCCAGAATTTTGGAAAGCAGTCTGTATACCGGAATTATTGATAATTGGCAGATGGCAGGTGAGCAAGCTTTTTTGGCGGCACAGAAGGATGTTGAAAGAAAGTGTCTGTATGAAGAACGAAAAAAGGCATCTGGCCCCGATATACTTGATATAGATTGTGATCTTGAAGGGGCCGAGAACGCTTACAAATCAGCAAATGCTGCATATGCTGGCATATTGTTTAATATATCGAGGAATGTTGCTGGATTCATAGAATATGAACTTCAGCCGGCTGTGGGTCAATTTTCAGAACAATTTGAAAAGAAGTATAAAGGTTAATCACTGGCCTGTGGGTAGAAATACCTGCAGGTCTTATTTTTTATCTTTTTTCGGCTTTTACCGGAATTATCTCGTCAAAAGGCGCTTAGGAAGGTAGAAGGGCGCTGGATGTCCGGTGGACATCCGTTTAGCGAGGAACGGATTGGAAAGGAGATGTGACTGAGATGAACGGTATCGAAAAAAGAGAACTGCCTTGGTGGCAGAAGTACACATTAACACTGAATGAAGCATCGGAGTATTTCGGGATTGGCTACAAGAAACTGAAGATGTTTGTTCAGGAGCATTCAGATGAGGATTTTATCCTCTGGAACGGGAACAGAGCACTGATCAAGCGCGAGCAGTTTGAAAAGTATATGGACAGTCAGATGAATGTGATTTAGTTCATAAAAATTTTTCAATTTTCTTGTGGAAAAGGAGCCGTGTATGTGATAGTATATTGATACATAGTCGGATACATACTATGGACTATGTTAAATAAATATTATAGCATGGCTCCCTCAATCGAAAGGAGACGATGTTCAATGAGCGAAAAGAGACGCGATAGTAAAAATCGCATTCTTCGCACAGGAGAGAGCCAGGAAGCGGATGGACGCTATAAGTATAGATACATTGATGGAAACGGTAAGCGCAAGACAGTTTACAGTTGGAGATTGGTGGCTACAGATAGTATTCCAGCCGGAAAAAAAGATAATGCGCCTTTAAGAGATCAGGAGAAAGCAATCAATAAGGATTTGGACGATATGATTGTTCCTGATGGTGGCGGCTTGACGGTTCTTCAGCTTGTGAAGAAGTATATAGCAACCAAGACAGGAGTTAAGCATACAACCAGAGCGGGTTATGGAACTGTAATCAATCTGTTGGAGAAGGAACCTTTTGGAGCAAGGAGAATCGACAAGGTCAGATTATCCGATGCAAAGGAGTGGCTCATCAAATTACAGCAGGAGGATGAAAAGAGTTTCTCAGCAATTCATTCGATTAGAGGTGTTGTGAGACCTGCATTTCAGATGGCAGTTGATGACGATATGTTAAGAAAGAATCCATTTGAGTTTCAACTTGCTACTGTACTGGTAAATGACGCAGTCACTCGTGAGGCCATTACAAGGAAACAGGAAAGAACTTTCCTCGAATTTATTAAAAACGATGCGCACTACTGCAAGTATTATGACGGTATGTACATTCTGTTTAAGACAGGGATGCGTATTTCGGAGTTTACAGGTTTGACGCTGAAGGATCTGGACATGGAGAACAGAACCATCAATATTGACCATCAGCTTCAGAAGACCGGGACGTTGGTTTACATCGATACTACGAAAACCTACGCCGGTACCAGAGTGATTCCGATGCAGGACGATGTGTATGAATGCTTTCAGAATATCATCAAGGCAAGACCTAAGCTTAAGGTGGAGCCGATGATTGATGGCTACTCAGGCTTCCTTTGCTTTGATAAGGACGGTAAGCCGATGGTGGCCATGCATTGGGAGAAGTATTTCCAGCACGCAGTTGATAAGTATAACAGCATTTATCGCATTCAGCTTCCGAAGATCACACCTCATGTATGCAGACACACGTACTGCTCTAATATGGCAAAGTCCGGAATGAATCCTAAGGTGCTTCAGTATCTGATGGGGCATTCGGATATCAGCGTCACTCTCAACACCTATACTCATCTTAAGCTGGATGATGCGAGAGAAGAGGTTGAGAAGCTTGCTAAGAAGCAGGCAGAGGCTGATGCAGAGTTGAAGCAGCTTGGTATGAAAGTGGATGCTACTGACAGATTTAGAAAGTCAGTTTAGACCATCAAAACGGTGACCATTTAAGTTTAGACCATTCAAGAAAGTCAGTATTTATAAGGTATCGAAGGAACTTGTGGTCTAAAATGTATTTCAAGAGTGGTCTATGAAATGGTCTAAATTTTCGTAAGAATCTGCTAATATCAGCCATTGGTGGTTGGCAAATATTTTCTAACATTTGCCGAATTCGGTTATGGTCTAAAAAATCAGGCGTGGTCTATGAATTTTTGAAAATTTTGTGCCACGATTAGACCAGAAAAAACGAATGGTCTAAACTTGAAATCATAGACCATTTTAGACCAATTTTTAGACCATTTGATGGAATAAACATACCGAGATAAGCAAAAATAAGCCGAGATATGGAAAAAAGGTCAGCAGACTGAAAAAGTGCGCAAAGCCCCAAAAAATAAGGAAAAACCAAGATAATCCGAGATAAGTTAGGAGTAAAAAATATATGATACGCGTATTATTTGTTTGCCACGGCAGTGTTTAAGGGACGGAGCAAAAGCCTTGAGTTTGTTGGGTTCCTTGGATGGAAATGTAGAATTTACACCTTATTTACACCTTTGGAAGATCGGATCGGAAAAGCTGAAATAATAATATAAATGCGTGGGAGAAATCCTACGCTTTTTACATATAATCGCACAATTTGAATGAAAAAGCCTCATGATCATGTGGGAAAATGAAAGTAAAACTTATTAGATGATATAATGTATTAATTTGTAATTTGAAAGAATATTTGGGGTTTATAGGAATTTATCTGATGGTATATACCTACCATATAGTAGTTATCAAATGGAACGGTACAAATGGATAGTTAGGTAAGAAGATAAAGGTTGTTTAATTGTTAAAAGCTCTTGCGGAAAAAAGCATTTTAAAATAATATATGATTGTAAGAGATGTATAATTTTTACAATGGAGAATAAGATATGTTTGGTAAGTATGATAAAAAGACATTTAATGAAATAAAATCACAACATAATATTATGGTTTTGGTTGGAAATGGTGCAAACGCCCAATAGCAAGTACCTTGAAAAATTAAGAGCTGCCTTGCGGCAGCCCCGGGTATCCGTTCTTTTTCATCCCCTCCCGCCGGTTTTGGGGCCCCCGGGAAA